CCTTGACTGTCACAGTGAAATTTTTGTACCTGATGGTATTCTTTCCACGCAATACCCTCGCATACCGGGCACCATCAAAGCGTCTGCCCATAATGTACTCATACAGCACACTTTCGATACTCGATTGTACTTCAGGCACGAAATGACTCTCAAAATGCGAAAAGTCAGATTGATAATATGGTCCAGTTTCGTTGCCAACATGGTCGACAATGTACTGGGGCCGATCCTTGACTGGCACATGTTTGATGAAACAACTGTTGGAATAAACTATATCCTCCATGGCCTTCACGAAGGGTCCGGCCCATGATTTAAACGAATCAGAGCGGGAGTTTATCCCACGGGGGGGTTTGTACTTCATGTAAGTCTCACGCTTGACAAATCCCTTCAACTTGATGTGCTCACCCCTACACACATCGCTGCCTACACATTCATTCCTTGCTTCTCTAAGCTCCTTCTTTCTGGCTTCATTGTAGTTCGTCCCTGACAACCAGAGTTCAAAATCAAACTCATTCTCAACAGGAATGGGAGAATAATTTCGCTCCAGATAGTCTCTCACGAACCATTTTAGGTCAGCCAGAGTGGCTTTTGAGACAACAGGTGGTTTTGTGAGGTAACGGTGCTTGCACCCTTCGTACGACGAGGGTCCATTGGCGGGGTCAGCCATTGGGGGAGCAATATTTAACAAAACGGGGCCCACAGCATGTTGCACAATGGGCGGAGGGCGAGTGACTTGATGCCAAACGACCGAATGTTTTTGGGGGTTAGGCGGAGAGCCTCGATACACACGAATGAAATCGTAGCCACGGGCCACAAAATGTCCGCCCAACCCCAAACCTGGTTTTTTGGAAACATCCGTTGCTTCAAGGTCTCGGAAGTGCTCAGCTGCATTCGAGAAACAACCTCAGTTTCCTTGACAATTTCAGCCATGATGCCCATCGAAAGGTTCATCTGAGTGTTTGACTTGGCCACAGAAGTGAACACTGCACTCGAGTCAGACGGCTCACACCTACAAGTCTGTAAATGGCTCAGTTCAGGTGAATACATGGTTTCAACCACACTTCCATCTTCAACTCTAAACATAAAGCCGTTACAAACCGGGACCAGCTTTTTGTCTAACTTCG